TTTTTGTAACATACCTTCTGCTTTTGTGAATATGCTTCTGTCTATTTTAGGAGGTTGTTGTGCAGTTACAGGAGGCATTACTAACAATGCACCTTCGTTTAACATATTTGCATCTGCCATTTCTCTACTGCCGTCTAATCCTAGCATGTAGTGTACAACTACACCTGCTGTACTACGTGCAATACGCTTACCTATATCACTGTCAGTCTTAACACGATACATTACCTTTTGTGGTTGGAATACAAAATCCCCTTCGTCTACCTGTGGTGTTTTATAATATAATAAATCGCCCCACATATAACCACGAAAGCTATCTGGTACTGCACTTTCGAATACTTTAAAAACATTACCCATGTTTTGAATAAATGCTTTACGTCCTTCATCTGGATTGCCATCTCCACGGCCACCCAACATGTTCATTAGCCCTTGTGCGCTTTTGGTCATGCCATCATATTTTTTAGCACTAAAGCCTGCTTTGTCTGTTAACACAAATTCGCCACGTTCGTCTCTACCAAAAATTACTGCTGGTGAACCGTCCCACTTAACAGTAATACTTTTGGGATTGCTTTCCATTTGCTCTAGTGTATCTAGTGCTTTACGTGCGCCTTTACTACCACCAAAGATAACCATATCCTCTAAATGCTGGATACGTGCTTCAGCTCTTTCATGTAAAGGCTTTTTTGTTTCTGTAATTAGTTCACGAAATTTCATCTGGTATACCCATCTTTTGTATTACATCATTACGCTTAAGATCATCAATGATTTTTGCTACTAGTTCTTTACTATAATTTTTTTGTACGGCTGTCAATAGTGTTTCAAAACTATCCATATCAGCAGGACTGCTTAACTGTAGTTTTTTAGCAATTTCAGCATCATTATAATATGGACCGTCGATTATTTCATTATTGTTTTTCTTTGTATAACCTTCGCCGTTCTTTTTAGGAACAGGTGTACGACGAACACGTACTAGACCATTTGAACTCCACATCCAGCGTTCCATTTCCATTGGACGACCATCCTCGGTTTTCTCATCACTTGCAACCACGTTTAATCTGCCCGCAATACTGGCAATCATGATGTTACGATAAACACCTTTATACTTGCTGTCTTTTTCATGTGGTGAATGGTAATAGGTTTTCATCCATTTAGGTTTGCCAGGCATAAAGTCTACCTGTACAAATCCAGTACGTCCTTCAGGTACGCCCTTATCTTCTCCAGTACGTGGATCAATATAAATGCGTTTTGGATCATAATTTTGAATTTTAATTTTAGTGATGAATACACTGGTTTTTGCATAATATAAAATCAAAGGATGGTTTTTTAACTTTTCACCAAACTCAGTGATTTTCTCTGGGGGAATATCAATCGCAACATCAATGTCACCACTAAACTGTTTTTTGCCAACACTGCCAAGTGCCTGTTTGTACAGATCAACACCCAACTCTTTGGAAAGCGGTTTTAGTGTGGCTTCTAGTTCTTCAATATGGATTGGCCCAACACCCGGTGCTGAACCACTTTCACGTAAGTTACGTCCTTTAATCCTAGGCTTGCGTGGTCCTCGATGTTTTTTCTTATCAGGGTTTACGCCCAGTATGTCTTTTACTTTCATTAGCCTTCCTAATTCCTCTTGTAAACTTATTAGGGTCTTGTGTTCTTATACTATTAATCAAACGCTTAATGAGATCATTACTTTGCTCGCTGTCATACGTCTCATTGATAAGACGAATTAAATTACTGGCACTTGCAATAACATTGCTCGCTGTATTTTCAACTACATATTTGCGATCAGCTTGATCACTAATACTGTTGATCTCATCCAGGATAGATCTTGTGCGTTTTTTCATAATCGAGCCCTTTTGTTAATGGTATTTAGCTTAAAAAGATAATTAGTAGTGAAGGAGAGAATAATGTCAGAAAGCGCAGAAAGTATTCGTCTAATCATTGATAGACTCCGTGATTTACAAGAAGAAGATAGCATGGACAACGCACAGTTGAGTAAACTTGTGGTATTGGCTAATGACGGTCTAGTACCTGAAGAGGATGTTCGACTTGTGAGACAGGCAATGGTGACTATGGGCGCAGGAAGAATACCTACTCCGGCACAGAGAGATGTGTTACTGAATATGCTGGGTACCCTCACTGATTTAATAACTAGTGACATGAGTATATATCAGAGATTTAAAACAAAAATAAGAACAGGAGATAGCCAACAAGAACCCTCAAACGAAAAATAATTTATTCTGCCCGCTTTAATATACTACGGAGTTTATCTGTATTATGCACGGCAGATTCTACGATATTGTTTGTTTGACTTATACCAATAGCTTGATTGGTTTCGCTCTGCCGCTTTAGCTTGTCATAAATTGCGCTAGTCCCATTATTATTATCCTCTAACTCATCATCATCCAAATCTGTAATACGAAGACTTTCAATGTTAAAGTTTAAGTCTAGCTTCTGTCCAACACCACTACTACTACGTGTTTTCATAAATTGTATTTGTGCTCTGCCACGCTCACGCATAGCCCTACTAGTAAAAATACCCACAACATTATCAGCAGTATTAATTTTACTAATACCACCACTAATATGACTGTGATCAAATTCTACTTCATCAACACTAGCACGATTTAACTGCGATGCTGTAACAAATAATATGTTTTGTTCAATTGCAAAGTTACGTAATTCTTCACTTACATATTTGTCTTTAATAAACAAATCACTTGCACTAATCTTTTTGCCTGCCGGGCTCATCAAGTCCAAGTAATCCACACACATTGCGTCAACTGTAACACCATGTTGTATCTGATATTCTTTCAAATATGCTTTTAAGTCATTTACATTACAACCATTTGGCAGTTGTACAACTTGTAATTTACCTGCTTTTTTACTTTGCATACGTAATTTTAAATCAACATCATCCATGTTCTTAAACAAGTCACGTGTACTGTAACCAGTAAGCATACTGTCCATACGCATACTACAAAGCTCTTCACTTAGCTCTAAACTAACATACACCACATTAAAGCCTGCTAGTACCCAGTTCAGTGCCAAGTTTTGCATAAACAAACTTTTACCACTACCACTACCACCTGCAAAGATGTTTAGCTCGCCTGTGTTAAATCCGCCATATAAAAACTTATCAAATGTTTTCCAGCCTGTACTAGTTCCACCTTTTTGTTCTTTAATAATTTGTAGTCTTGCCGCAGGATCTTCCCAATAGTCTGTACCTAGTTCTTTTGCAAGTCCAATTTGTACTGCATCTTTAACAAGTTTTTCTACACTACCATACTCGCCTTTTTCAAGTTTGTCTGTACTTGCTAAGATTGCTTTTTCCAATCCTTTGTGTCTACAAAACTTCTCAAACTCATCCAAAAACCAATCCTGATGTGCTGTTGTTGTATCACGCAAGTCCTGTAGCTCTACGCTACCCTTAACTTTCATTTGTTCAAGTGTAGGCATTTCTCCATAGTTTTCTACATGCTCTTGCATAAACCGCACTGCACTACGTAAACTTCTATCAAAATAATCTGCCTCTAAGATAGCATTGCAACGAACAAATAATTCTCTATCCGCTTGCAAAAACTCCAAGTACAGTTTTTGTAATTCTAAATTATAATCTTCTGCCAAGTTCTATTTCGCCTTTTATTTTAGCTTCAACATACTCACTCACTGAATATTTTGTTTGTTTTAAATTTTGATGCTTCTTATTTAATGTTACGTATTGTTCTAATATTATATACGATTCCATCCAAATAAGCGAGCCAAATCTGCTACGTGTTGGTATCCACGCAAATTTATCATGTGTTCTGTATTGTATATCAACATACGCACTAATTGGTTTCATATCTTGATCCGCATCATACCATATGGGTTCATAATTGTTATTTGATCCTGGTACATAATTATATCTGCCTCGTTGTCTCATTTACAATAACTCTTTGCCATTACTTCTGCCTTTGTGCTGTTATCTACACTAAAGTCTAAAATACTCTTTACAGTAAAAAGTTTACCATACTTTTGTACTGCATCATTAGCATCTTTAACATCAGGATCCCATGGCGGAAAGCTCACTTTCCATCCACGTTGTATTGCTTGTTTTACTAATCCCCTGCCTGCTTGATCAGCATCAGGAAGTAATATAACTTGATTGCCTGTTTTTTCTATTATCTTGCTTTGTGTTAGACTCATTTTGTTACCGCCAATAGCAACACCATCTATACATACTGCATCTAATTGTCCTTCTGTAACAATAGTTATCTTTTTGTCTTTTGTACGATCCAATCCAAACACAAAGTGATTAGGTTGTTGCACATAGTATTTGGGTGTTTCTTTATTTGGAACATCTCCAATCCAACGTGCAGTGTAACCAACTATCTTGCCTTTGCTACGAAACGGCAATATAATCCTATTACGGAAGTGACTAAATGTACTGTAGTGCCAGTCTGTCCAATTATCTAGTCCACGATCTACTAAAAACTCACATGCGGCCACAAAATACTCTACGTTTTTGTCGTCTAGTTTTTCCACAGGAAAGTTTTTTATAGGATGACTATCTGCAGGAAGTTTCATTTCCGGCCAGTCAACTACAACAGGAGCGTCTTCTTCTTTCTTTTGCATAAGCAAGTCTGCTGTGTCTCGCTCACGCATAAGTTCAATTTGCAGTCTATGGATGTCAGCACTGTCTGCACCAAAAACACTGTATAGTTTTTTAAGGCGTCCACTTAGTTGTTTACCTTCACTCCAGCCTGTACTGTAGCCACAGTTAAAACAATTGTATCTAAACTTTTCTTCTTCAAAGTGAAAGCCGCCCCTACCTTTTGTATCTGGTCTACTTTGTCCATTAGTTATACACATAGGACAATTACCACTGGTCCAGCCAGTGCTAGTTGTTTTCCAATTCGCAGGAATCAGATTACGTGTATACTCAAGAACTACATTCATAAAGTTATTCTAACGTCTTTTGGGGGGTTTGTCAAGTACTATCGTCTATACAAGATCTTGTTAACTATACCAATATTAAGTGTCATTTTAAATCTTATATACATGAACATTCCATCTACTGTATGTGCATCAGTTGTTGGTTGTGTTGCTGTTCCTGTTGTGCTTGTAAGAGGGATATCTGTATTACCGCCACAAACATGTGGAAAACGTGCATCATACCAATCACTGTTGCTGGGCTCTTGGCTTAATGTACCTTGAAAGTTTATTGTACCATTTGCTCTGTGACTGTGTATACTAAATGTGTTAAGTCCATTACATAGGCTACCAAATGCTGGTCCTGGAATTTTACGGCTAACATATGTACGTTGTGTAGTATTTGGAGTTCCTGCCACAGTACTGTTTGTTATTCCACCTGTGCTATCTACACCGCTTACTGTAATAACAAGGTCATTTCCTGTACCAAAAGTAGGACCATCTACACCGTTTATTTGACTTCCTTGTACAACAATTTGGTCTCCAACTTGATATCCTTGTCCTGCGTTTACAAATGACACTGTATATCCTGGTCCGCCTCCTGGGCCTCCAGTTAAACTAATGGTTACATCTAGTTCTGCTTTACATCCTGTTGCTGAACCTAATGTTTGACTGCTTTGTGCTACAGTAAGTCCACCACGGAAACTTATTCCAAATATAGCTTCGAATGTTATATCTGCTGTAATTGTTGTTTCGCTTAACAGGAACCAATCGCCTGTTGTTAAGTCATTATCAAATACAAGTGCTTCTTCTGGTCCAGCGTGGTCGCTTCCACATGTAATTACTTCTGCAACATAACAGTGTCTATAATTTAAGTCAGCATGCATTGCTGAAACTGTGTTGTCGTCACTTGTATAAGTAAGTAGTATATTGTAGAACGCAAGATCTAAACCAGCAATGTCACCAGGTTGGATATGCAGTGTAGCAACACCGTTATCATAATCTGTAATTCTTAAGTTTTTTGTAAAAATTACAGACTGTCCGTCCTTTTTAGTGACCCTTGCTTTAATTGATTTTTCGTGTAGTTTTACAGGACACCCATCTGCTTCTCTTATAAAGAAAGTGATAACAGTGTCTACACCTTTCAAAAGTTTGAAAGGTTTATATGAACTAGGATGATTCCTAGTTGTACCAGTGCGTGTAGAAAGTACTACATCTCCACGTTGGCTATATGTATATCCGGTGCCTTGTGCCATTATATGTTCTCCAACACTATTTATTAAAAGATAAGTAATATTATGACAATAGGAAAACAATATCAAGAACTTTTAGATCAGTTTCCGTTTCTCACATTAGCCAGTTATGGAAATAACGAGTATGTGGGAATAATGCAAAATCAAGATAACAATGTTATTAGTATGTATGTTTATGATCAAATTAAAAGTAGTAATGCAAAAAAAGTATTTTTAGATTTAGGAAGTGAGTGGTGGTGGGAAACTAATCGCCAAATACCCATTAATATAATAATGGGAAATCGCTTTAAACAATTTAGAACAGCATTAGTTACTTTTACGATCAAAGACTTTGAAGTATTACATGGACCAACAATTTGTCTGCGTGATATAATGCAAAAAAGAATAAAACGTAAAAATGTACAGTTAATCCGTAAAGTTAACTAACAACATCTTCACATAATAAATTCATTTGTACTACTACTGCATGTGCATACGCAATCGCATGACTTTTCTTGAAGTAATACTGATCATCTGCTGGTTTTATCCAAACCTCTTTCATTATCATTTGCCAGCTTTTGTCTTGTAGATGACGCTTTGCTGGGCGTATTATCGCTAGTGTTGCCGCTAATTGTTCTACCGATTGCGGTTTCAATACTTGTAATAGACCGCTGTGCCCGTTTAGATGAAACAGCTGATCTACGAAGTCTTTGTGCTCCAGAAGTTCCCATAGTGGTTCCTTTTCCATTAATTGTGTTAAATGATCGTTATCTTTAACGTCTTTATATAATCCAAGATTAAGTACATCAATTTTAAAATAACCAGAATCTTCGGCTACTTTATGATCAATAGTTGCCATACCAGTAAATGGATCTCTTGGCATCTTATGAAAGTATACACCAGTATTATGTTTGAGTTTTTTATTACCTCTTTCAATCATTGCTGGTGTATGCTTAAATAATTCTAAAATACGTTTTCTATCTGCTGTATCAATGTCAATATCTGTTGCTGGTATCATCCTATTGTCTCTCTTATCCACTTTACATCATCTGGAAACAAACTTGTTTTACGTGTCCAAAAACCCGGATCCAGTGTATTTGCTATTTTTTGTAATAGTTCTGCTGGGCATGTTTCAATAAATGCTTGTGCTTTATCACTGCTATAAATTACCCAAGGACTAATTTTTCCTAATTCTATATGTTGTACAATTTGCTCTGCTGGTGCTCTTTCAAAGTATTCACTCCAGTGTCGTCCTGTACGGTTACTCCAGTCTTGTGCAAGTATAACAAATCTTTCTACTGCTCTATCTGGACTTTCTGTTTTACTGTGTTCTTTCAAGTAGCGATTGTAAACACTATCTTTACTCCATGTATCCAGTTTAATTTTGTTTGTTGTCAGCCAACGTATGTAGTTTTCTGGGCTTATCGCACGTATGTCTAATACATACCTACCAAACTTAACAAATGCACTATAATACTGACTGCCAGCGAAGTCTTCATACGTCTTGTTCTTCTTACTGCCCATGGCTAGTTTATACCAGTAATTATAGGCATCATATCCTGCAACTACGTGCTTTTCTGTACGACTAAGGGCTCTACGCTTTCGTTCACACATATGTACTGCAAGACTGTTTTCTCTTTTAAAAGTACGATTGCAATACTCGCATTTATACATTACTTAAAAAGTGCCTTTATATCTTTATCTGTCATACCTGTTTGTTCTGCTAGAGCTTTAAGCTCTGCTTTTGTGCTTTGTAACAATAAATCTAGTTCATCATCATTTATACTTGGATACAATTTAATTAACCAATCTGCTACTTTGTTCTTTTTTTGCCTTTTTCCTGGAGGTATCCAAGGATGATATTGGCTTTTACCTATACCAACAAGTTGCAAAAGTCTGTGTTGTAACTGTGGATGATGCCGTAATGTATTAAACTGTACATTAACAAGATCATTTGTCATTGTTAAGTAATGATCTCGTATCTGATCATGGTTACTATCACATGCACTTGTGTAACGCATTAGTATCCAAATGCCAACCTTTTTTTGTTCTTCTTCTGTAAGGCTATCCCACCAACCAACATCACGCTGATCGATAGCTCGCATCTCTTCTTTAATTGTTAGTTTATTACTCATTACCACAATCCAATTGTTTTACCGTTACCTACTATTATAAAGCAACATGTTAAAATATGCAAGACAATCCAGAAGGTTCTAAACCACAATGCTTTGTGAACATCATGTTGTGTAATTGGCAAAAACTCTGGTTTATCATCATCATTGACGCCAACTGGCATGCCAACAGTTCTACTCCATAATCTTAACCAACGTCTTTGTCCGCTCATCCGTACATCCAGTTTTTATTCATTATCTTTCTTCCAGTAACTTCCGTCTAAATTGTGTGTTTTGCTATTATCAAATGCCCACCAAAAACTATTCCACATGTTCCAACCATCCCCACGTAGTTTAGCATACCACAACTTAAAATTTTCGTATCTGCTTACCATAGATGGTATGTATCCAATACGTCTGGTATTTTACTTGTTTCTTTTACAAAAAATGCACACTGGCTTCCTTCTTTATCGTCAAGTGGCACTGCAAGTAAATGTCCATATTTTAATTTAGGAAAATGCCATTTTACTTCCTGGAATACATTTGTGATCTCTACTTCCTGAAACTTTGGTAGGAACCCTGTTATAGGATTAAATGTAAAAGCATGAAAGCCTCTGTCATTTAAACTTGTAATAGGAACTACTTCAGGCTCTCCTACATCAGGTTCACAAATAATTAAACTCCAATCCAGCGGCATCTTAACCATATTGTTGCCAATTTTTAAAACTGCGGCTGGTGCATTAAATATTTCTAAAAATACTAATGGAACAAAAAAGTAATCTGCTTCGTTTTTATTACTGTAATCTAATACGCAATATCTTATATCATCTATTTCCTCTGGCACATAGTCCAAATCATAGCTTTGGTTTTCTACTGTTAAAATTTTCATCTATATTTCACTTTATCTATTGTAAAGGGGTATTGTGCTTCTTTATAGAACTTCTTGCGTTGCGTTAAATGTCTTTTACTAAACTTAGCACTACTCGTTACGTCCCATATCTGTACACTATCTTTATCTTGTGCTTTTCGTATACCACGTCCTATGGACTGGATAACTCTAACAAACGACTTCCCAGGCTCAACCAATACAAGATTAAATATACGTGGAATATTAATGCCAACGGCAGCCACACCATAGGTTGCGACAATAATTTTATTATGCGCTTCGCTGACTTCATCATATTCATCTTTCCTATCTTTGCTCTTCATAGAACCACTAATAAAAACTGTGTCCTCTGGCAAACGTTCTAGTAATCCTTGGCCTGCTTTTAATCTGTCAACAAGTACCAAAGTGTTACCACTTTGGCTAATATTACTTATAAGTCCTGCCATGTAATCAAGGCGTTTTTTATCAGTTGTAAGATATGTAAGCTCTTCTTGATAATTGCTGTACTCTGCTGTTTCCTGTAACTGAATAACATTCACATTACACTGTGCCAGAACCCCCATGTCCTGTAACTCAGCAGCAGCAAGTTTGTTTACTACTTGCCCTAGCGTAATAGTAAGTCCAATTTTGTCAGCATCTTCTTTAGGAATTGTTCCTGTTAGACCCCAACGTATTGGTATATTAGCAAAGGCTCCTGTAAGTAGTTTTTTAAGGACATCTGCTTTTGCTTGATGCACCTCATCTACAATCACACACTGTACATCTTCAGCAAAGTCTACAATACTAAGTTCGCTGTCGCCATTACGGAAACGTTTTTCCATACTGTTTAAACTTTGCCAAGTACATATAGTGTGTGTTTTACCAAACTCTTTCCTGTCTCCAAAATAAACACCTACATCTAATCCAAGATTAATATAGTCTGCTTCTGTTTGTATAACAAGATCTTTGTTTGGTACAATCACAATACTACGCCCATAGGGCTCTATTAGATTACTTAATGCGGCAGTTATTAATGTTTTACCTGCACCTGTTGCAATCTCCTGTAAGCATTGTGGATTTTCCAAAAACTGATTAATAATTTCCACTTGATAGTCACGTAGTACAACAGGCTCACCTGCTACAGGATGTCCTTTAGGCCATACTTTGTGGTTAAAATGTGTTTCAGTTATTGTGGGAAATTCTAGTTTTATCGCTTGTCTACGATCTTCAATGTCTACTTCATATCCTTCATTAAGTAGCACTGGTAATATTTCTTCTAGTAAGTTTGTATAGGTTGTTCCACCTATATTAAAATAGTTTACTTTACCATCCCATCTGCCCAATTTAAATGCAGGTACATGATATGCATACGGCAACATAAAACTAAATTTGTTCGCAAGTTTCTTTCTGGTCTCTAAGTCCAGACCTTCAATTTTACAATTCACTTCATCTTTTAGTATAATTTTTGCCATGTTACTAATATAACTATTCCGTTTTATAAAGTCAATCTTCTTAGATAAGGTTGGGGGGACCGTTACCAGTCCCCCCGTTTTTAATAGATTAGCTGGAGTGAGAGTGACTTAGACAGAGGAGACGCTAACCTATTAAACTCTTCGCATGCATGTTGACTCTACGTATGCTTTCCATTTTGCAGGGTTCATCTTTTTAAGATCTGCAATTTTTGTTACCATACGTAAGCTCAGCTCACGCAGTCGATTGCGATTTGTGTAAATGTAATCAAGCAACATCTGTTGCTCTTTTTTGTCGAAGCCATACTCATCAAGCATACCATCTCCAACAATTTGTTTACACCGCAAAAACTTTTCACGCATTGTATCCATTGTCAAGTCTAAGTAGTGACATCTGGACATAATTGCACCTAAGTGATCTGCAATCTTACCACGGGCCTTTTCAAATTTAAGGTTTGTAATAAAGATAACTGATCCTTTGAATTCAAAATCATCTGGAATACCTTCCTGACGTAATACACGGCTTTCTGACTTCCAACTAATCTTACGCTTTTTACCACTATCAAGAGCAGCTTTAAGTAAGTTTAGCGAAGTCTCATCATACAATACTGTATCACAATCATCTAGTACCAGTACTGAACCTTTTTCAGCATATTCATAAAGTAGTTTGTACAAGCCAATTGCACTTGCGGCACCTTTTTCCATGCCGTACTTTTCTTTACCATTGGTAAGTTTTGTAGCAACGTTAGCTTCGTCAAGCACTTGCTCAACACCAAAACTTTTACCAACACCTGGAGGGCCTGTTACAACCATACCTCGCACAACTCCGTCGATTGCGGCATCTGTCATATCTTTAAGGATATCAAAACGCTCACGTAATCGCTCTATAATCTGTGCGTCAGTTTCTACTTTTGTATTTTCTCCACCAACTGGTGTTTCTGCATCTACATCTTCGAAACTATTGGGACTTTCTACTTTAATACGGATTTTACGATCTGGAACACCCACAACATCTTTACCGCATACTGTAATAAAGCCACCTTTTTTGCCAATTTTAAATGGTGCTTCCAATTTAAAAACTATATCTTTAATTGGTGTTGCACCATACTGACCTGTTAAAACTCGAACTTTTTGCATAAATCTCACTCCATCATTTAGTTCTTTATATTACCATGATAGCACATCTACTATCAGTGTCAAGCACTTTCTGTAATTTTTACTCTATTAATTACAGTTTCTTTACATTTACTGAATTTGCTAACGCTCTGTTCCTTAACAAAACCAGTAACTATCATTGTTTTACCAACAATTAATTCACTTACATCAGGATCCTTGTTCCAGAAGAATTTAATAAGATTTTTGCCACCTTCTACACAAGTAACCAAATGTATATTATATTTTGCAATATATTTTACATCTTTCACAAACAATTTAAACTGACTACGTTTGCCTGGACTTCCGATATATTCACTTATATGACGTTTTTCGTCATAAAACTCGTCCATGTCATCACGTTGTTTTTGAATACGCAAACTATTTGGCAAACTAGCAAGAACACTGACACCATAATTATCAACTTCTGTACCATTAATAATTTTGCCTACACTATCCTCAAATCCATTAACACTGCCAGTCAGTTTTTTCATAACAATAACACCGTCAAAATAATCTTTCAGCTCTTGAGCTTGTTTACGATGTTCGTCAGTTATATTGTAAACAGGAGGTTCAGGATGATCACCTAGCACACGAGCGATAGCAGTTTTGTTATCCAAAACTTCTTTTTCCTCAGTATGGTTATAATATCCAAAGCCACTCTTAATAAAGCCCTGTGCTTCATCTACTGCAATAGCAAGTGTTAAAACTTCCATAATATTGTAACGTTTTTTCATCTCAGTTCCTCAACTGTTTATAATATCATTATGAACTAATTAGTTCGTAATGTCAATCATATTTCCGCCAGTTTCTTTAAATTTTTCTTTGAGCCAGTATTTGTTATTTGTAAAATACTCCTCAAGTGTACAGGTTTCCTGGTGGTAGTACTCACGCTCTCTCATAGCGGCATAAAACATGTTATTGACAAAGTGGCGGAAATGTCCGCCAACACTGTCTAAATAATTATTATCGCCTTCCATTATGCATGCTCCACAATGCCAGTAATCATTGAATTAGGAACACGGGTAACAGTGCGACCAAACGGTGTTGCACCAGCGGCAACTACTTCAGTAGTCTTGCGGTTCATTTTAGTAATGGTACCAGTTTGTACAAAACCACGTGACTCCCAAGTAACAGTGTCGCCTTTTTTCATACCTCGAGTTGCATTACGCCCAATGTAAGTCATTTGACGTTTCCACTCTTCAGCAAGAACATTTAAGTCTGCTTGAGTGGAAATGTTGCGAATCGCATCAATTGCGTTTTGAAGATCATTAGATGCCATAGTTCATAAACTCCTCTGCGGCTAGTTCGTTAACAAATTCTCCATTTTCATTGACTTCATCCAACTGCTTTTCTGTAGCAGGGACGCCATCAATATCACAACTTTCGATATAAGCATCACAAAAGTCAGGCCAATCTTTCATGTCAACATTTTCAATAACAATGTTGTCAATTTTATTAAAATCTATCTGCATTAAACATTCTCCTTTACAGTATATGGTTTATTCCATTTACCAACATTAATGTCAGTATAGTGTGAACGACTAAAGTAATCAGTCATTGCATCATCGTTGTTAAAATACTTTGGACCTTTCATTGCGTCCAACAGCTCGTTTAGGAAGTCACGTGTTACTGGCTGTTCAGCATAATGATCATCAATCCAGTAAGGGTTAACTTGAATATAACCATCACCATGTGAATAGTCTTTGAAGTCAATTACACCTTCTTTAATGTTTACACAAAGTGTTGAATGATTGTTAACACTAATGCTAGCTTTCATTTTATACTTTTTTAGCACTGCTTTGATGCCTGGTGCTAATTCTTTTTTCATTGCTTGTGATACATATGCCATGTATTAACTCCTGTTTTTTTCTAACTATACCATTACTATAAAGTAAAACGTCTTACTTGTCAACCTTTTTTTTACTTTATTCCTTGTTCTTTTGCCGCCGCCATAATAATTGGAGTAAGAACTTCTTCTACTTGATCTTCCCACTGACTCCAGGTTATTTTAGTAGCATAATGAGTGCTACTCTGATACGGAGCCCAACCATAAACATTTTTAAACAACCCTCTTTTATTACAAAGTCCATTGTTAAACAAGTCATAAGCGGCGTTCTGAGCCCTACGAAACTTATCAAGATGCTTGTTTGTACTACGAGCGTTCTCACAAACACCCATTGCTGGAAGCATGTCTGACAGCTGATCTACTAAGTGTTTAAATCCACTATTAACACCCCAACTATTACTAAACAATTTTTCTTGATATCCAGTATACATATTTGCTCCTTTTTTAACTTACTCTTATACTATAAAGTAAAACGTCTTGGTTGTCAACAAAAACCCGAAAAAAAAGGCAGGAAAAAATCCTGCCTTTTCAAATAGTTGTAATTTTTTTTGTATTTTTTACACTTTTTTTATTTTTGATATAAGTATTTGTGTAACAGATGGATGTTCGCAGACGATATCTTTAACGACTTTGCAACACTTTCTGTGTTAGCTATATACAACAAGGCCTGGCCACACCATTCTGTTACACTATAAACTTACATCTTCAAGTCCAGCCGCTCTTAACTTCACAATATTATTGATCTGAAACTGTTTAGCATCTAGTGCTTTTGTTAGCCCTATAAACTTGTTTCTAAGCAGTGCGAACTCATTAATCAAATGCTGTTGATCAACAACATCCTGATCACCATCAACATACTTTTCAGCATCTCTGCTAGTTAGCTGACGATTGTAGTGTTCCAGAAACTTTCTGAACTTTTCACTACGTATTTTTCTTAACTCAATATTCAAATACTCAAGTATACTTTCAATTTCCTGTAACTGATTAAAACGTTGCTCAACAATACCTGGCATGTCACGGCTATGTTTTTCTACACTACCAAACAAGCCGGTTTGCTTTCTTGCATCGTCTAGCTCTTTTTCATAGTAGTCAATCGCATAAACTATTTGATTGATATCTTTTCGTATCTTTGATAACCAGTTGGTCATTTATTAGTACTCGAGTTCTTCTTCATATTCATCATAATCTTCTTCAACTACATAATCCTTTAATGCACGATCTAGTGTGCTACAAACTCCATGGAGTTCGCTTGCACATTCTTCTAAATCTAATATAGCATTATCTTGTACTGTAGTTAAGAAGTGCTGTGCCGCCTGTTGCCTGTCTTTCTGGGAGATATAATTTTTAATACTAGCCCATAACTCAGCAATACTGGCCGCTTCATTATTTGATATTTTCATTTACTTCCTCATTAGTGGTTATATT